TGTAAATGAATAAATCAATGTGGCAATAAATCCGGCAATAAAAATAGAAAAACAACATGGAATTTGCGCATAATTTATACAATATTGAGTTATTTCATCTTTTTGATAATTACTTAACATGATTATTTCCCTTCGCGTTTCTTTAACCCCTCAATTAAATTAACAACAAAATCAATATCATCTTTTGACATGTCTTCAGCTGCATCAAACAACAATCGCATGTCTGGATTATCCTTTAATTTATTGGCGTATTCTGCTACTTCAGGATCTATATAATATGAATCATTATTTAAGCCCATTAACTCTTCTGGAGAAACATGCAAGGCTTTTGCAAATGCATAAATTTTAGATTGTGGTATATCAATTTTCCCAGCTTCAATTTTAGCAATGCTTGTTCTATCTTTATATCCTACTTGACGAGCTAATTCTTCTTGTGATAGTTCTAATTTTTCTCGTAAAGCTTTGATATTGGCATATAGTTTCATAGGTTTTACCTTTCTTTTTAATGCCCCTTACAAAGTAAATATATTATATATGTGAAAAAAAATCAACATTTTTGTAATTTATTGTTGACACATAATCACCCTTAGGGTATATTATAGATGTGATTAAAAATCACGTTACAAAAGGGGGTGAATAGATGAAGAGTTTAAAAGACGTGATTATTGAAAAAGGATTTCGTATCTCGTGGATAGCAAATCAGCTTAATATTACAAGATACACACTATACAATAAAATCAATGGGGTAACCGAATTTACGGCATCTGAAATTGCAAAATTAACAGAAATCTTACATTTATCAAACCTTGAGGTTAAGTCTATTTTTTTTAAAAAGTATAGTGATTTAAAATCACATCAATAATATTTAAAAAGTAATGCAAAGGAGATGAAACATGCTAGTACAAAACAAACAAGATTTATCTATAGCCAATAAGGTCTATGGAAACACACCAACTGTATTTGGGTGGGCTGGTCGTAATGCTGAGTATTCACAATATTGGCGAAAGATCATTAAAGATTATTTCGCAAAGCGGCATACAAGCAAACTTTATAAGAAATCTATCCACGGCAAAATCAGAGAATGTCGTGAAGCAGATAGAATGGCAAAAATGGAGGCACATTATGCAAGATATTAAAAAACAATTAAAAAAGCACATTCTGTACATTATGGAAACAGGAGCTACACCTCAGATACTTCCAGAGCTAATTAGACAGTATGAAGTACTAGATGAAAAATATCCGGATTTAAAAGAAGTGAATGCTCCAGCTGAGGAAGAACCATTCAATTTTGAAGATACTCTTTTACCACATGTTAAAGCAATTACACAAGCTTTAAAAAAGCAAAATAAGTTAACTGGTAGTAGTTTTGATTTAGCTATCTATAATTCTTGTACAGTTCTTAATGAAATAGATAATAGTAGTACTCCAGTCAAAGATTCACGTTATATTTATGTGGATGAATAGAAATGGATCCTGTTGTTTACACAATAAAGGACGTTGCAGAATTGCTCCAATGCAGTGAAAGCAGCGTCAACAATCTTAGGGAACGAGGCATCCTACGTGAAGTAAAAGGACTTCCGGGTGTCCGCTTCAATAAGAAAGAAGTTGAGGCCCTTGTAGGAATTGTAGATGAATACAGTCCGCTGCAATACAGAAAACTAGAAAAGGAGCGTGATAGCTTGTTTGAAGAAAACGAAAAACTCAAAAATGCTTTAAGAAAAATAACCAGTGATTTACTGGTTATGGTAGGAGGGGAGTTGAAGTTATGATTACTGCTTTAAAATGGGCAGCTTTCATATGGATTATTGGATCCATGGGAAGCCTAGAAATCGATAGAATTGGGTTTGTTCAATTCTTATTGCAAATCATTACAGGCGGACTTGTTTGGGTGTGCGCTGATGTATATGAAAAAGAAAACGCCCGCTAATAGCAATTGGAAAGACTAGCGGGCGTAGGCAAATTATACCTATAAAAATTATACCACGGAGAAGAAAAATGCAAAAAAAAATCGAAATCATATTAACACCTAAAGAAAATAGCAATGGTCATAACATGGAATTTATTGTTAATAAAGATGAATTTAATGGTAACGCAATAGAAGTTGCTGCTCTTTTGGTTTCAGCTGCTTATAATTTTGGCTATAAAAATCTTAATACTATGGAATTTATAGCATTTTTAGAAGCCGCAAAAGATATGTGTGAAAAACAAAAAGGACTAGCTCTTTTAAATAATTTGTTTAGTAAAGTTCAAGAGGAGAAAACAAATGAATGAAAAACAACAAGTCTTAAATTTAACTAATATTTGTGATGGAAAGCTAGAAGCTGAATTTGAGGAAATGTACAAAGATGCATTGCGAAAAATCTCAAAAGGGCAGAAAGCTAAAATCACCATCAATATTGAAATGTTACGAGTTCCAGATACTGATACCATCGTAGAACTTGGTTACAATATTAAATCAACATTACCACCTATTTCACGTCGTGCTATTGGTTCTTATGCGGATGACTTCACAGTAAAAGTCGATGTCAACGAAAAGCCGGAATTGGAAGTCTTAACATTTAATAATTCAACTACAGAAAAGAGAGGTTAACACAATGGAAGAAAAATTTAACTTGAATGTACAAGCAGCAGAAAATGGTGAAGTAATTATTCGTCATGGTGAAGCCAATGACGTATTTCAATATCACGGATTCAGATATGAAATTAGTAGTGCTGAATCATTCGTTAAAGGCGTAAAAGCTAAAGGCGACCCTAAGAAATCTGTTATTACATATTCAGATAGAAAGGTTGTAGCCGTAACAGACTGCACTGTAACAGATCGTACACAAGACAAAATTGTATACGCATTTCAAAAAAGCGAACAGTTTAAAGAATGGGATTCCATCTTTGGTCTAAATTTAACACAAAAAGAAATGCTTGATTTACTCCGAATTCATGAACATGAAATCGAAGATTACGAAAAGCTTTTAATTGCTGTTAGAAACTTCAAATACGTAACACAAACGGAAGGCGATTTTACTAGAACTGATGATGACAACTATGTTATGAGCATCAAAGTAAAAGAAGCGGAAGGTACTTTAAAGATGCCTCGCTTTATCTTTGTAAACATGGTCATTCTTAATGAAAGCCAATTTACTCAAAAAGTTGAAGTGCAATTAGACATCATTAAGCCTAAAGATGAAGGGGATAAATTATCATTCAAGTTATCTTGCCCAATTATGAATCGTTACATTAAAGATGCCATCAAATCTGAAACAGATTCAATTAAATCTGAATTAACCAATTACTTGTTATTGGCTGGTACTCAAGAATAAGGAGCAAATACATGAAGGAATCTATAAAAATAAACTCATTCGAACTGGAAAATGTAAAGCGTGTTAAAGCCGTTTCTTATGAACCATCACCTAATGGGTTAACCATTATTGGTGGAAAGAACGGACAAGGGAAAACATCCATCCTTGATGCTATTGCTTGGACACTAGGTGGTGCGAAATTTGAACCATCTAGTGCAGTACGTGATGGAAGTTATAATCCACCTAAATTAGAAGTAAAACTCTCTAATGGGCTAGTGGTTACACGTAGTGGTAATAGCAGCACATTAAAAGTCGTAGATCCAGAAGGTAAAAAATCCGGTCAACGTATTTTAGATGGGTTTATTGGCCAATTAGCCTTAGACCTTCCTAAGTTCATTGAAATGAGCGATAAGGAAAAGGCCCAAGAATTATTAAAATTATTGGGCGTAGAAGACGAATTGAATAAACTCGAAGGTAAACACCAAGAGGTATATGCAAAACGTCATTCTATAGGGCAAATTGCCACTCAGAAAGACAAGTACGCTAAAGAATTAGTTGGTTATGATGATGTACCACTTGAACCAATTAGCGCATCGGAACTTATCCAACAACAACAAACCATCTTATTGAAAAATGCAGAGAACCAAAAAAAGCGGAACAATGTGTCGGCCATTCAAGCTCAAATGGTTACTGTCAATAACTTGGTTGATGAAGCACAAAAGAAACTCGAAGAATTGCAAGCTAAACAAGCGCAATTAGCGGAAGATTACGACATCGCAACAACGGCAGCGAAAGATCTTGAGGATGAATCTACGGCTGAACTCGAGGAGCAAATCAAAAATGTTGATGCCATCAATCAAAAGGTACGTGCTAATCAAGAACGTGCAAGAGCATTGCAAGAAGCTGCTGATTATAAAGCAGATTATGACAACTTGACTGGTGAACTTGAAACCATCAGACAAGATAAAAATAAGCTGCTTGAATCTGTACAAATGCCTTTGCCGGGATTATCTATCCAAGATGGTGTCCTTATTTATAATGATCGTCAATGGGACTGCATGAGCGGTGCTGAGCAGCTCAAAGTGGCTACGGCCATAGTTAGAGCCTTAAATCCTAAGTGTGGATTTGTGCTTATGGATAAACTTGAACAAATGGATGTAGACACCATGAAAGAGTTTGGGGCATGGCTTGAATCGGAAGGCCTACAAGTCATTGCAACTCGTGTTACTAATAACCAAGATGAATGCTCCATCATTATTGAAGATGGACATATTAAAGGTGAAGAGTACAGTAATGTGGCGGCACCAGTTAATGAAACTAAACCTGAAAATGAATGGGGTGATTTTTAATGAATATTACAACAGGTAAACGAAAACGAGCGCAGAAGGTCGTTGTGTATGGCACCGAGGGGATTGGTAAAACAACCTTCGCTAGTCACTTCCCTGCTCCTGTATTTATTGATACAGAGAGCAGTACAGACCATTTAGATGTAGCTCGTACCGATAAACCTACATCATGGCAAATGCTAATTTCCTTTGTTAAGGAATTTGCAACAATGCCGGGTTTCTATCGGACATTAGTCATTGACACTATTGATTGGGCAGAACAGCTATGTGTTGAATTTATCTGTGCTAAACATAATAAATCCGGTATTGAAGACTTTGGTTATGGTAACGGTTATGTATTTGTCCGTGAAGAAATGGGGCGTTTCCTAAATCTACTTGATGAAGTTATCAACGCAGGTATGAATGTAGTTCTTACTGCTCACGCTCAAATTCGTAAATTTGAACAACCAGATGAATTAGGCGCATATGATCGTTTTGAATTGAAGCTTGGCAAAAAGACAGGCAGTCAAACGTCTCCACTTATTAAAGAATGGGCGGACATGGTACTCTTTGCCAATTATAAAAACGAAATCATTACTACTCAGACAAACAAAAAGAAAGCAACCAATGGTAAACGGTTGATGTACGCAACACACAATCCTGCGTGGGATGCTAAAAATCGTCATGGGTTACCAGATATGATGCCATTTGAATACAGTCAAATTGCTCATGTTATTCATGATGACATACTACCAAATGCTGCAGTACAAGAAATAGCGCAAGCCGCTAATAATGAATATGCTCCAGAAGTAATGAATGCTACCAAGGAACAAATTGGAGAAGTTACTACAACACAACCTGTAATAACACCACCTCAGGAAAATGTTGACACCAACAAAAACGAAATACCATTAGTTGAAACGGCTATTCCTAAACCGTTAAAAGACTTAATGGTTAAAGATGGTATTACATTAGAACAAGTTCAATCGGTAGTTATAGCTCGTGGTAAATATCCAGCTGGTACACCATTTGAAAATTATGATCCAGAATTCGTTAATGGATGGATTATCCCATTCTGGCCAAATATTGTTGAAGCAATTAAGAAAGGAAATTAATTATTATGACAGCACAACAAAGCAATTTTGAAACATTCGGTAAAGCAGAAGAAGTATATTCATTTGACCAACCTATTTTAGCGGAAGAACGTGAATATACGTTACTTGAAGCTGGTACGTATCCATTTGTAATCACAGATGTAGCAAAAAAATTCTATGAACCTAAAGAAGGTAGCAAATTACCATCTTGTCCACAGGCTCAAATTACCCTCGAAGTAGATGGTGGTGATCAAGGTAAAACAAAATTGATTCACAACCTTTTCTATACGAAATCTACAATCTGGAAAGTTACAGAACTATTTATGGCTGTAGGACTTGCAAAAAAAGGTGAAAACTATAATCCTGACCCTGACCAATTAATGGGTAAATCTGCTATGTGTGAGCTAACACAGCAAGGCTATGTGAAAAATGACGGTAATAATGGTACTCGTAACGAAATTAAAAAATGCTTTGCAAACCCTAATGCTCAAGCAAATGGATATGGTGCATTCTAATGGAACTTAGACCGTATCAACAACAAGCTGTAGATTCGATATGGCATGAATGGGAAACGGTTAATAAGACATTATTGGTTCTTCCGACTGGTACAGGTAAAACAATCTGTTTTGCCAAAGTTGCTGAGGAAGCGGTTCGCAGGGGTAAGCGTGTTCTTATCCTTGCGCATCGTGAAGAACTATTGCAACAAGCCTCTGACAAAATTATGAGTGCGTCAGGGCTTACGACTGCGATGGAAAAGGCTGAGCAATCATGCATAGGTAAATGGGACCGCATCATAGTCGGTTCTGTTCAAACGTTATGTAAAGACAAGCGATTGTCCATGTTCAGTAAAACGTACTTTGATGTCATTATCATTGACGAAGCACATCATGCTGTATCTAGTAGTTATCAAGCTATTTTAAATTATTTTGACCAAGCAAAAGTATTAGGCGTTACGGCTACACCAGATCGCTCGGACATGAAGAATTTAGGGCGTGTATTTGAAAGTTTAGCATTTGAGTACACGTTACCTAAAGCTATTCAAGAGGGTTTCTTATCTAAGATTAAGGTGCAAACATTGCCACTTACCTTGGATATCTCATCGGTTAAGATTTCAACTGGTGATTTTGCCGTAGGTGATATCGGCAGGGTATTAGAACCTTACTTAGAAGAAATAGCCAATAAATTAATGGAATACAGAGATAGAAAAATCGTCGTATTCTTACCATTAATTGCTACCAGTCAACGATTCTGTGAAATTCTTAATGAGCGAGGATTTAAAGCAGTAGAAGTAAACGGTAAAAGCCAAGACCGTACTGAAATTACACAGGCATTTGCTGAAGGTAAATATAACGTACTTTGTAATTCAATGCTGCTCACGGAAGGGTGGGATTGTCCAAGTGTTGATTGTGTAATTGTATTACGTCCTACTCGGTCTCGTGCCTTGTATTGTCAAATGATAGGCCGTGGTACACGTCTTTCACCGGGTAAAGACCATTTATTAATTCTAGATTTTCTATGGCATGTAGAACGTCACGAATTATGTAGACCGGCTCATTTAATCGCTAAGTCAGATGATGTGGCCAAACGCATGACGGAAATTCTTGAAGAAAAAGGAATGGACCTTGAAGAATGCGAAAGGGATGCAGAATCTGATGTATTGGCTCAACGTGAAGAAGCACTTGCAAAAGAACTCGCTGCTATGCGCAAGAAAAAAGCACAACTTGTTGATCCATTACAATTCGAGTTTTCTATTCAAGCTGAAGACCTTACCCATTATGTACCAGCCTTTGGTTGGCAAATGAGCGCTATTACAGATAGTCAAAAGAAAACTCTTGAGCAATTTGGTATTAATGGTGACAACATTGAAGACGCTGGCAAGGCATCTATGCTCATTGATAGATTACAAAAACGTCGTGATGAAGGCTTGTCTACCCCTAAACAAATTAGATTCCTTGAAAACAAAGGGTTTAAAAATGTAGGAACATGGACCAATAACCAAGCATCTAAGATGATTAGCCGTATTAGTGCTAGTGGCTGGCGCATTCCTAAAGGTGTAGTGCCTGCTACATACAAGCCACCTGTAGAAGAATTCGTTCCTCAATGGTAATGGTAAGGAGTAAACATGGAAAGCAAAATTGATTTACGAGAACTACTTGAATATATAGACCCTGCTCAATGCTCCTATGAGGAATGGTTAAACGTAGGACTTGCTCTCCATCAAGAGGGCTATCCTATGTTTGTATGGGAGGAATGGTCTGCAGATGATGGAGAACGATTTCATGAAGGCGAATGTGCTGCTAAATGGGATTCGTTTGGTAGGTACACCGGAAAGCTTGTTACCGGAGCCACGATCACGCAAATGGCAAAAGAAAATGGATGGACATCAAAACGTAAGCTTGAAAATAATGAGGCATTAAGTTTTGACTCCATGGTATTGGCCACAACTCCGGAACAATATCAAGTTGTTGATAAGAACTGGATTGAAGAATCAGATGTTACAATTCCTAAATCTTATCCTTTAGAGCAACGTAAGCGAGATATACTTACCTATTTGACCACGTTATTTGAGCCAGAGGAGTACGTTGGATATGTCGTTAATACATTTGCCTTACCGGACGGTAAACAGTCCCCTACGATGGGAAATTATAGTCGTACGGTACAACAAATCATAGATGGTATTAACGGTACGACACAATTAGAAAACGTGTTCGGCAGCTTTAATAAAGAAATGGGTGCATGGATTCGGTTTAATCCAATTGATGGTAAAGGCGTTAAGAATGATAACGTAACTGCATTTCGATATATGCTCTTGGAATCTGACAATATGTCACTTGGAAAACAAAAAGCCATTCTTGAACAATTAGAATTACCAATTGCAGCTATGGTATTTAGTGGCGGTAAATCAATTCATGCCATCGTTAAAGTTGATGCTTACTCCTATGAGGAATACAGAAAGCGTGTTGACTTTATATACTCTATTGCTCAAAAAAATGGATTTAAACCGGATAAAAAAAATCGTAATCCTAGCCGATTATCTCGAATGCCGGGTGTTATGCGTGATGGTAAACCCCAATTCCTTATGGCAACCAATATTGGTAAAGAAAACTATAAGGAATGGGAAGAATGGATCGCATCCGTTAATGATGATTTGCCAGAACCAGAAGAACTTGACGCATTATGGGATAACATGCCAGACCTAGCACCTCCATTGATTGAAGGGATTCTTCGAGAAGGACATAAGATGCTCATTGCTGGACCATCTAAAGCAGGTAAATCATTTGCGTTAATTCAATTATGCATTTCCATTGCCGAAGGTAAGCCGTGGTTTGGATTTGACTGCACGCAAGGCAAAGTTCTATATGTCAATTTGGAACTTGATAGGGCATCCTGCTTGCATCGATTTAAGGATGTATACGAGGCCCTTGGACAGTTACCAACAAATATTGGGAACATATCCATATGGAATTTACGTGGTAAGTCCTTACCAATGGACCAATTGGCTCCTAAGCTTATCCGTAGGGCTCAAAAGCGTAACTATAAAGCTATTATTATTGACCCTATCTATAAGGTTATTACAGGTGACGAAAACAGTGCTGATCAAATGGCTAATTTCTGTAATCAATTTGATAAGGTTTGTACCGAACTTAAATGCGCCGTCATTTATTGTCATCACCATTCAAAGGGGAGCCAAACTGGTAAGCGGTCTATGGACCGTGCGTCAGGTTCTGGTGTATTCGCTCGTGATCCAGATGCATTACTTGACTTACTAGAGCTTGAACTCGAGAACATGAACGAGGATAAACTCCAAGATGCTCCTATTGATACTAACCAATGCACGGCATGGCGAATGGAAGGAACACTCCGAGAATATCCGAAGTTTAAACCGGTAGATTTATGGTTTGAGTATCCTATTCACAAGGTGGATACAAACGGGTTCCTTGCTATGGCTAAATTTGATAGTCCGCAACAAAAAGGCGCTAATGTTATAAACAAACGCAAAAAAGCTGCTAAGGAAAAGAAAAAAGAGCAATTGGTAGATGCTTTTAATATTGCCGCTGCTGAAAATGGTTTTAACGGTAGAGCGGATATTAAACGGGTAGCCGAAATTATGGAAGTTAGCGAAATGACTATTCGTCGATATTTAAGAGAAACACCAATCTTAAATGTTGATAAAGGAGAGTTATTTAAACCGGAAGATTGTTAATCTATAAAAATACTTTTAGGTTAACAATAATAACAACAAACGCTCTTATATATATAAGTGTATGTTGTTATTATTTTGTGTCCCAATGTAAGGTGGATTCAAGCTAAGGGGGTAAGGAAAAGGATTTCTAAAATCATCCTTTTCTTACCTCTTCCCCTTAGGTTGAACCCTACATTACAAAAGGGCTTTAAAAATTGTATTGGTTATTATCAATTAAATTCTCAATAAAGGAGGATTGATTATTGATTATTGAATTTTTCATTCCTCTTAAAAAGGTCCCTACTGTTACACATCAAACGAAACAGGTAAATATACAAAATGGTAAGCCTATCTTTTATGAATCCGATAAGTTGAAGCAAGCTAAACAAATATTCTTAAATGGTTTAGCTGATCATGTTCCTAGTGAGCCATTAGAGGGACCTATTCGATTGGTTACCAAGTGGTGTTTCGGCAAAGCGAATTGTAAAACACCACATTGGAAAACCACTCGGCCAGATACAGATAATCTTATTAAATTATTTAAGGACTGTATGACCAAGTTGAATTACTGGAATGATGATGCTCAAGTCTGTAGTGAGATTACAGAAAAGTATTGGAATCCAGTAACAGGGATTTGGGTACATATTGAAACGTTGAAAGGTTGATGCTATGAAGAAAAAATTAGTTTACGTCGCACATCCTTATGGTGGCAAGAAAAGCAATCGTAAAAAAATTGATGTGATCATGGAAGATTTGGTTTTAAATGATACCAGTCATGACTATATTTCCCCTATTCATAACTTCGGTTATGTATATCTAACTGGTGACGATTACCAAAGGGGCTTAGATATCTGTTTAAGCTTACTTGGACATTGTGACATTTTAGTATTGTGTCCTGATTGGGAGTCTAGCCGAGGTTGTAAAGGTGAATTTGATTTTGCTAAGAAACATAGTATTTCCACTTTTACATTAAGTGAGTGGAAGGCTTTAAATCGGATTTAATAAAGGAATGCTAATGAATATTTGGGGTTTATTTGATGATGGAAATGGCTGTTATCGTCAAGCGGTAAATGAATATAACGTGAATATGGGGGGGCAATACACGATCACATCAATAGGCATTGGTGATGCATCTATCAATCAAGACCTTGCTATAAATACGCTACATAACCCCAACGCACTATGGGAACAGTTAGACAAACTAGATAGACCAGATGTTATTCTAGCTAGTCCACCTTGCGAATCATGGAGTAATGCCAGTGCAATGATAAATGGAAATGCTTGTTGGAAACGTGAGCCTAATAGCATCACTTCATTATTTGGTGAAATCAAAGAGAATAGTAAATTTACAATTCGTAATAATTCTGAATATGATCGTGTTCAATATAATTACGACAAGCAATTCTTAACAAGAATCAATGGTGAAATGTGTATTTATAATACGATAAAAATCATTGAACGTTATCAACCTAAAGTGTTCGTAATTGAAAACCCAGCGTATGGACGGATATGGGAGTACATAGCAAATGTAATAGGATTTGATATTCCTTATGAAAACCTAACTTACTACAACAACTATGATTACCCTGTTAAGAAACCAACAAAGTTTGGCAGCAATATTGATTTGAAATTAATGAAAAACAATATAAAAGCTAAATTGCAATGGCATCAATTAAGTAATGTTGGAGGCAGATATAATTCACGTTCCAATATTCCATTGAAATTAATTCACGATATATTAAAACGATGTGAGGACTATGTGTATTAAAGATAACTGAAAAGGATAAACCAATATGGATAAGTTTGGACAGAATTTTAACGATTATTCATTTGATGAATGTGAAACTGTTATTAAGAAAATTGCAAAAGATTTTGAAGAAAAACGACGTGAAGCAATCGCAAAATTATTCAAAATGCATTTAGGCAGCGAAGATGTTATTCCTGAAATTTGTATCCATAAAAGGAACATAAGATTTTCCTATAAAACAAAAGTGGCAATCATTGAATATCAGGAACCAGTATGTTTGACTGTTGAACGTGGATTATCTGATTCAATGTCATTGGCTAGATTTGTTAGCGATGTAACAAAAGAAATTGGCCGTTTATATGAAAAAGCAATATGTGACATAAGAAAGAGGCAGATAAATGTATAGACTTATACGTCAAAGCGAAAGAATAAGACTACAACAAAGAATTGATCTATGTGGTGCCATTATTGGATTAATAGCTATGAGCATTTTGCTATTGATTTATTTATTGGTGATGTTGGTATATTTGATTAAATAATGTATGGGCGGTAAATAATGTGTAAAAAAGATGGCTTTTTTAATGTGTTGATGATATGTATGATTGTTTGGATGTTTACATTGTTAATAGGAATTACAATTATGATGTTCAAACACGTGTTGAGTTCGATGGGTTGATTATGTAAAGGATATGGGCGGTGAAATATCCGCCCTATCATAAGAGGTGAGTAAAATGAACGAAGAAAAGAAAAATGAATTAAGTATTAGTGAACCTGAATGGCATGGTAGATTTAGATGCGAATACAAAGACTTGAAATATCGTTATAACAAACTCCACAGAATGATTGTTAAATATGATGCTGGAACTTTAGATTTTGAACCAACGTGTCCTATAGATTTGTTGCGTAGGCAAAAGGCTGCTATGGGTGAGTATTTAAACATACTTGAAATTAGAGCGGAAATTGAAAATGTGCGTGGTTTAGATAATGATGATAAACCTAAATTAAAAAGCTATATAGCGGAAACTGGTGCGTGTGGGTAACTAAGAGGAAGAAAGGTTGAATAGAAAGTGTTTAGACGATATGAGAAAAGGGTTAATGAAATTCAAGCTGTGCAATATAACGGCACTAACGTTATGGAAATAGTCGATTTTGTTGGTGATGTAATTGGTATTGATTGGTATGAAAACGCATCATTAGAAATCATAACAGATGATGAAAGAATCGAATGTTTTAAAGGTAATTATATTGTTAAAGATTATAAAGGTAAAATTAAAGTTCATGAGGTAAGTGAATTTGAAACGACTTACAGAGAGGTAGAAGATTATGATTAGTGATGAACAGGGGAAGAAATGGCTATTGCAAAAGCTATATGATGATGGCTGGCGGTATTGTGCATGTCGGTATAATGGAGAGTTATATTTAACCAATGAAATACCTATGGTGGATATGGAATCAGGCTATATAAATATTTACAGTTGTAATAAATTTGAATATGCTAATTGTTTGAAAAGTGTATTTCCTAAAATAAAGGGAAACGAAGTTTTAAATATTGCAAGAAAATTAGGCTTTATTGATTGGTCTAAAGTAAAGGTTGATACACCTATATTGGTTAGTCAAAATAAGGTGGATTGGAAACCTAGATATTTTGCACGATATACAAGGGGAGTTGTGGAAACTTGGTTGTGTGGATGTACATCATGGAGCATCGATAGTGCCAATGATACTTGTATCTGGAAATATGCAAAATTAGTAGGTGATGACGATGAATGAAATGGTTATTATAAACATTCTACTGGCGATTTACCTTGTGGTTATTTTTAAAATGTCCTATTACTCTTATCGTGAAGCTGCTGCATTAAAACATTTTAT